GCTCTTTCTATAGACTTGTAATATATTTTTCTAGAACACATCCCTGCACTAGATGCACTATAGATACGATCTTCTGGCATCTTATCTCTAATTGCTTTTAGCTCAGTCTCATTGGTTTTTTCTAGGTAGTTTTTATATATTGATTCGATATTTATAGGTTTCATATTGAGATTTCCCTTCCTTAAATTAAAGCCCTCTTGCAAGTCATTAAATATAGTGAATTATTATCAATCCACCAAAACATTTTTTTAAATTTGTAATTTTTTTTTATTGAGATTCGTATTCTCAAAAATATAATCTTATAAGCTTAAAAATATAATGAGAACTTTGATATTACTTGAATAGAAAAAAGGGACTAGACAAAATCTAATCCCTATTTCTATGTTTAGATTACAACTTACTAGGGAAGTCGTAGTCTATGCATTCATCCTTGTATATGTTTCCACCTTTGCATAAGAATGCACCTATGAATTGCATACCAGGTTCTTCGTACCTTAGAGTAAACTCTAGTGTAGGAAATCTTTTTGATGCTGCTAGTACTGCTTCTCTAGGTGGAGACCAAGCTGAATCAAACTTATATTGAATCCATAATGCACAGTAATCTTCTACCATAGCATCAATGTCCCACTTAGTCCCCCACCATTCTGCTGGTTCTCTACCTTCAGGTAGTGGATTTAGCTTTTCAAGGCTCAATGGAGTTTTATCTCCTTTCGATTCTTTTACAAACCTAGACAATGGAGTTTTCTTTCCATATACATTTAAAGTATTTTCACACCAATTAGGCATCTTTACCTTCCTTTCGTTCTTTTAGTTTTCTAGCAACTTTTAATATTTCGTTAGGCTTAAACTTTTTATTGGAACTAATCTCCCATAACCTAACTGGAATCACTAGATATTCATTACAACTAGCACAACACCTACCATCATTAATGATAGGTGCTGCGTTATGTCC